AGACTGTTTTTGAGAAAGGTCCTGTTGTTAAAGCGATGGAACTTGGTGCAATTTTGTTAATTGATGAGATTGACCGCGGTTCTAATAAGATTATGGCACTTCAAGGTGTTCTAGAAGGTAAGCCAATTGTTATTAAAAAGACAGGTGAGTTGATTGAACCTAAGCCTGGTTTTAACGTTATTGCTACTGCCAATACAAAAGGTCAGGGTTCTGAGTCAGGTAAGTTCTCGGCGGCTACAATTATTGATGAAGCGTTCTTAGAGAGATTTACTATCACCATTGAACAGCCATTTGCTCCTGTTGTTACTGAAGAAAAGATCTTAATGAACCACATGAAAGCATTTGGTAAAGTTGATTCAGAGTTTGCTAAATTGTTAGTGTCATGGGCTGATGGTATCCGTAAAACGTTTTATGATGATGGTGTTGATGATGTTATTTCGACCCGCCGTTTAGGTCATATTGTTCAGACATATGCTATCTTTGAAGATCGTATGAAGTCAATTAATTTAGCTATTTCACGTTTCGATGAAGATACTAAGAATACTTTCATGGAACTTTACACTAAGTTTGATGCTAATGCTAATGCTGAGCAGAACCAAAGTCCTGAGTAATGAGTTGAAATGAGTTCTTGACATGGATGTCTATTTTTGTTATAATACGTTATACTTAATAAATAAGAGGAGATTGAATGGAAATGTTTTTGTTTAGAATGTATCTAAAGTTGGAGTTCTTTTATATTAGAGTACTATATAGAACAATTCATTATTTAATGAGAAGAATTGTAAGTATTACTAATCAGGAACTTTATATGGGTTGTGCTATTGGTGAAGAGGTAACTGTGTCGAATGAAGAGTTTGATATGGACGAAGAAGACTTAGGTAATGGTAACATTGGTGCCTTGGTTAAAGTTACACCAAAATCAGATTCAAACTATAATATGGAAGGAGTTGTACTAGAGGAAGATGACTATTTAGTTAAAGTAAGATTAAATAATGGTAATGTATCAACATACCACTTCGCTAACTTAGAAATTATAGAGGATGCCTAATATGAAACCGATTGATGAACGTTATAATGTTATTAAAGAAATTGCTGAAAAGAATAACATGAAAAAGAACTTAAAGAGTAAAGCTATTAAAGCTTCTGCAGCACTTAAACGTAAACAAAAGCATGAGATGTCAGAAAAGGATATTGATAATCTGGCAGCTTATGCTGATTTTAATGATGATGCACATATATCATTTGATGGTACTAATGATCATAATGAACTAACTGAAGAAATTTCTATTATGGATGCTTATGAGGAGGGTAGAGATGAATAAAGTTCGAGTAGCAACAAAAGAAGAGGTGATGGGTCAAGAGTTTATTGATCTATCTAAAGAAGATTTTATTAAAAAGTATGGCACACTTCGGTATGATTCTATGCAGTATATGTTTTATACAACTGCTGATGAAATTGCTGATGAATATATAATGGGTCCTGGAGGTCATTAATGTCTAAAGGTGTACCACTCCAAGATGAAATATATAAAACAATTGATATCTATGATCCCCGATGGAACTTCGGGCTTGATACAGAGATAAAGGAGAATGAAATGGAACCAACTGCATTAAGAACTCACCGTGACTCTATGAGATATGAGTTGTCACAAGGTCTATGTGAAGTTACATTTACTAAGATTAATGGTGATGAACGTGTTATGACCTGTACTACAGACCTTGGTGCTATTCCGGAAGGTAATAGACCTAAGGGCACAGGTAAAGAGATTAAAGACCAAACTACTATATCTGTATGGGATATCAATGCTGAGGGATGGAGGAGCTTTAAATCAGAGAATGTTATTATCTTTAAAGCACTTCGTTATACAGCTGAAGAGGTAGTATGTGGTAAAATCAAATCAGTACTTGAGGAATAAATATTATGAATAATAAATTAAAATTGATTGAGATAATTGAGTTTCAAAGAGACGGTGGTGGTGATTCGAATATAAGTGTATATATCAATCCACACCAAATATGCTATTTAAAGCATAAAGATATTACTGAGGATATTGTTGGCGTAGAGATTGGCCTCGTGAGTGGTATGGTCTTATTAGTACAAGATAATGTTGACTATATATTAGAATGTATTAATGAGCTTGACATCTGATGTTATATATAGTATAATGTATGTATAAGTTAGTTTATTGAGGAATCTATATTATGAGTAAAACAAAAGTAAGAGCTAAATGGGCAACAGACTTAATTGAACCTGAGTTAAGTGCTGATTATACACAGCCTGAGTTAATTGGAGTATTAAACTGGTATAACACTATGTCTGATTCTAAGACTATTGTTAAATACCTTAATACATATCTTAAAAACATTAAATCAGATAAGGTATTAACATCCTCTGTATCACAACAAACAGCAGGTGCTGTTGCTCGTCTTATTGCTAGAGATCTTGCTGATGATAAACTTAAAGAATGGATGAATACTTGGGTACAACGATTAGATACTAAAGTTGTGACACCTGTTATTAATAAGAAAGTTATCTCTATTCAAGAAAGAACTGCTATTAAACTTAATGAATATATCACTGGATTAGATGATGCGTTTGAGAACTTTATTGTGTCTGATTATAAGATGAAGTTCAATACAGAAAAGTATCTAGCTGATGCATCGGTTAAAGCATCCTATATTCAGGGGCTTGTAGTATGGGCATCCGGTGTTCGTAATGAATATGTTCTATCTAAGACTGTTCCTATTATGAAGGAAGGTTACTCTACATACACTACTCAGCAGAAGAATAAGGTTATTAAGTTCTTTGATGTAATGATTGATTCATTAGAGAAGTATAAAGTAGCTGTAACACCTACTCGTAAAAAGAAAGTAGTACCTGCATCTAAAGTTGTTTCGAAAGTAAAGTATGCTAAGGTTTTCCCTGAACTTAAACTTAAATCTGTTGATCCTGAGAAATTAGTTGATGCTAAAGAGGTTTGGTTGTATAACACATCTACTAAAATGTTGAGTTATTATACATCAGATGGAGGAATGACTGTAAAGGGTACTTCATTAAAAGGATTTGATTCTACTGAGCAAAGACGATTAAGAAAGCCAGAAGATCAATTAAATGATATTTCTAAATCACGTAAAGGGCAATGGATTAAGAAGTTTAAATCTATGGCTAAAACTGTATTAACCAAAGGATCAGGTAGACTGAATGATTCTACTATTATCTTAAAGGTATACTGATGACTATTGAAATTGAAGCAGAACTTAAATCAAAACAAATCAATCAGAAGAAGTTTACACAACAAGTAGAGAAATTAGTTGTTACGAATGGTGGGGATTTAATGGATGCTATTCTAATGATATGTGAGAACAATAATATTGATCCCTCTGATGCATCTAAGTATATGTCTAAACCATTAAAGTATAAGCTTGAGGCATATGCTTCTAATCTAAGATTAATCCAATCAGCAGGTAATAAGTTACCGATATGAATACTAATTATGCATATAACAAACCTGAGCAGTCACCCTTTACAACTAAAGCCGTATACGAATCCTTTAGAATGTATCAGGCTCTCAAGTTACATTTTGATCCTGACTCTGATTATAACGCAGTTCGGTATAACTTTAAAACTATGGTAACACCTAAGGCCTTTATTAAGCGTAAAGATAGGTTTAAGTATAACTATGCTATTAAGCACCATACTAACAATGTTAAAGAGTTCTATGCTTATAACTTCTTAGAAGGTATTAATTGGGTTGGTGATATGACCTCAATTAACTATGATAAACATAATAAGGTTCGTGAGTCCTTACTATATACATTCAAAGAGGATATGTTTAGATTGTCTGAGATTGATGCCTCCCTAGATGTTTGGTTGAGATGTGAAGATGATGGTCCTCAATCTAAATATGGTAAAAAGATCAGAATACCTCCTATTTTAAAGGAAACATCACCTGCACTTGAGTCTATTGTTATCTTAAATAAACTTACAGGATTTGTTGAAGCGTCAGAAAAGGAATATAAGGATTTTAATGTATACAGGACATTAGCTCATAGAGTAAAACGTTACTCAGATCTAATGCCAATTCCTAATATTAATAAATATAAAGATGTGGTTTTAAACACATTCGAGTAGACTATTATGAATATACCAGGTATGCACAACGATAAAGAGAGAATAGCAAGAGAGAAAGAGCGTATAGAGATATATAGGGAATTTTTTGAGAAATGGAAAGTTGGGATAGGAACTAAGGTTCGTGTTAAGTATGATGAGCATCAGTTTAAAACTACTGATCTAGGTATCATTAATGATATTATATCATCTGAATTAGCTCATATTAAATTCCCAGATCTTAAAGGTGGTGGTGGTACATTCCACATGGAAAACTTAGTACTTGACATTTAGTATAGAATAGTGTATAATACATAGTATAGAAATAGAAGTTCGTCTTATCTTCTTTAAAATTTGACACACATTGTAATATAATTTAAATACGAAAGGAGAAGTATATGTCATTTTCAGCAATGAAAAAGAATAGAAAAGCACAGATTGATGGTTTAGTTAAAGCAGCTGAGTCAGTATCTGGTAATAAAAATAATGATTGGGATAAGGATGCCGATAAGTACTGGAAACCTACTGTAGATAAATCAGGTAATGGTTATGCAGTATTTCGTTTCTTACCTGCTGCAGAAGGTGAAGATGTGCCTTGGGTACGTTATTGGGATCACGGATTCCAAGGACCTGGTGGCTTATGGTATATCGAGCGTTCACTTACATCTATTGGTAAGCAAGATCCTTTATCTGAGATGAATACAGTTTTATGGAACTCTGGCCTTGATTCTGATAAAGAGTTAGTCCGTCAACGTAAACGCCGTCTTCATTATGTGTCTAACATCTATGTTGTATCTGATTCAGCAAATCCTGCTAATGAAGGTAAAACTTTTATGTATGTATATGGTAAGAAGATCTTTGACAAGTTAACAGAGGCAATGCAGCCTGAGTTTCCTGATGATGTACCAGTTAACCCTTTTGATTTCTGGAGTGGTGCTGATTTTAAATTAAAGATTCGTAAAGTTGAGGGTTATCGTAATTATGATCGCTCTGAGTTCGGTGATGTATCTGAATTCTTAGGTGGTGATGATACTAAACTAGAAGGAGTTTATAACTCTTTATACAATTTACAGGAGTTTAATGGTGAGTCACAATATAAAACCTATGATGAGTTAAAAACTAAATTGGCACGTGTATTAGGAACTACTGTTCCAAGAAATACAGCAGAGTC